TGGGCCAGCGCCAGCCCACTCGAAAATCTGCTGGTAAGTGTTGGCCACGGCCAAGTGTGCCTCGTCCACGATGATCAGGTCGGGCGGCTGGTACCGGTCCAAGCGGCGCACCAAGGTCTGGACCATGGCCACCTGCACGGGCAGGTTTCGATTGCCGTCCTGCCCAGCCGCGATCCAGCCGTGCGGGATTTTTTCGTCCTCGAGCTTCTGGCTGGTGGCCGTCAAGATTTCCTTGAGGTGGGCGATGAACCAGACGCGCTTGCCTTTGGCCAGGGCGCGGCGAATGATCGTGGCGCTTGCATGGGTCTTGCCAAAACCGGTGGGGGCAATCAGCACCGGCGCGCGGTAGCCGCGCTTGTACGCCGAGGTGATGTCCTCGACGGCCTTGTGTTGTCTGGGGCGCAAGTTTTCCATCACGCAATCCTCGCCTGCTTCGAGCGGTACAAAAAACACGTCGGCCCGGGCACGCGCTCCAAGAGGCCAGATCGCACCAGGCGACCGAGCGAGGCGTTGACGCGGCGCAGGCCCACTCTTGCGGCGATGTCCCGGGGCAGCTCGTAGCGTGTGGGGGAGATCACCGACAAAAGCATGCGGTCGGCGACCATTACAGCGACCAGTCCTTAGCTGTGCGCAAGATCAAATCCTCCGCAGTCAGGGGAAGGCCGCGCTCTTGGGCCAGCGCCAGGATGCGCCCCTGCAGCGAAGACGGCACGGCCCCGCTGCTGCCGCCCTCGTCCTTGGGCTTGCGCCAACGGACCACGGAGCTGGGGTTTCGTTCGAGGGCTCGGGCCAGAGCGCGAACCCCGCCAAAGGCCTCGATGCACTTGTCGGCGGGGGTTTCGATGATGGGGTCTTTGGTTTCTGCGGTCATGGGTTTGAAGTGTAGCGTAAAAAGCAACACTCCAATAAAAATATCTCGCATGAACCCACATAAACCCCTTGCAGCCCATTTAAAACCTGAGCATGATGGAGTTATCGCAACACCAACCGGAGATTGAAATGAGAAATGCAATAACCACGCAAAAGTCTGCTGCTGCTTTTTATGCGGATGCGCGCAGAACAAAAATTACTTATCGCACTGTTGACGCTGCAATTTCAAGTCAAAAGCAAGGTGCATTGCTTGCAAAGTTTGCGCGCCAAATGATGGGTTTGGAGTGATTATGAGAGTCCTTGTTGCTTGCGAATCCAGCGGTGTTGTACGCGATGCTTTTTCTGCGCGCGGACACTTTGCCATGTCGTGCGATCTATTGTCTGCCGAGCGCCCCGGCCCACACCACCAAGGTGACGTGCGCGAGCTGTTGGACCAAGAGTGGGACTTACTGATTGCACACCCGCCTTGCACCTACCTCTCTGTCAGTGGAATGCACTGGACAACCCGAGGCCTGCGAGACCCAAAGCTGACGGAGGAAGCCTTGGATTTTGTACGCCTATTTATGGATGCGCCAATTAAGCGCATCGCAATTGAAAATCCCGTCAGCATCATCAGCTCGCGCATCCGCAAACCTGACCAGATCATCCAGCCGTACCAGTTTGGCCATGACGCCAGCAAAAAAACTTGTTTATGGCTTAAAAACCTGCCGCCCCTGCGTCCAACCAGTTTTGTTGAGCCGCGTGTTGTAAATGGCAGACCTCGTTGGGACAACCAAACCGACAACGGTCAAAACAAACTGCCACCAAGTAAAGACCGTTGGCGGCTGCGCAGCAAGACTTATGAAGGTATTGCTTTGGCAATGGCCAGTCAGTGGAGCATTTAACTTTTTAAGGAGCGCCTCATGAACCAAGTCCACCCCACCATGCAGCAAGCGCTGCGTTATTTTGGAGCCCCCATGCAACACTTCACGGTCAACCCGGCACTGCCTCACCCTGACAGCGACAGCGAGCCACAGGCTTGGCCGCTGGACGAGGCAATCGCCTACGCTTTGCGGGTTTTGAAAAACCCGGACGCCACTCAATTGCAGCGCCAAGGTGCAGCCGACGAGCTGGACGCCGCTTGGATCAACCACGAGGAGCAATCATGAAAACCGAACTTTTGAAAACCGCCCGCCGCCTTTGGTGCGTGGGGCACGCCGACCGCGCCACGCAGCGCCGCAACATGCTGGCCTGGGTTCGATCTGTGCGCCAGCTTGGCAGCCGCTGGGTGATGGTCAGGCAGGAAAAGCGCCTGGCTGCACCGGTCCCCGACGGCCAGATCAGCAGCCTGGTGCTGCCGTTTCCAATGCGCACGGCGCGCAGTCTTGGCGAGGCCTACGAGGCGCGGAGGAAAGCATGACGCACGCCGCGATGCGCCAGGCCTACACCTGCAGCAGGTGCAACGGTACGGGCCGCTACAGCTTCAACCTGCAGCACGGAACCATGTGTTTTGGCTGCCGGGGCACAGGCAAGCAAAAAACGCGGCCAAAGGCACCAACGCCCAAGTGGGCTGTGTTTGGCCAGCACCGCGAGACGGGCGATTGGCTGCGGCTCTACAACGTGGTGGCCGCAACAGAGGGCAAGGCAATTGGCTGCGCTCAAAACATTTACAGCCAGGCAAGCACGGCCTGGAAAGACACCTACACGCTGGCAGCCGCCCGCGCATTGAAATGGACCGACATGGCCAGCGTTGACGCGCTGAGCTGGAATGAAGCACTTAAACCCGAAACCAAGGAGAAAGCATGAGCGAACCAATTAAATTCACCGGCACCACAAAGGTCTGGACCACCAGTCAATGGCGCAACGTTGAACACATCCTGCATTTGGTCAAAGAAGGCGATTTGGATGAAGCCGCCAGCGGGATGACGTACATCAATCACGACATGAGCGACGCCGAGGGCTGGGTTGAGGTGGGCGTCGCCACCATCACCGTCACGTTTCACCCTCGTGAGGAGTTGGTCGCCAAAGAGCTGGAAGGCTTGAACACGCATCTGCAGAAAGTCCGAGCAGAAAACCACATGCGCGAAAACGCCATCCTTGACCGCATCAGCAAACTGCAAGCGATCACTTATGACGGGGGGGATGCATGAAAGACGAAGACAAACCAACCCCGGCTGACGGGCAGTTGGTGTGGGCCTTGGTGGCCTTCATCGTGCTGATGCTGGGGCTGCTGACATTGAGGAGCTGTTTATGACCGAAGATGAAGCACTGAAAGCCGCCTACCTTGCGGGCTTTAACGCAAGCGGGGAGGGGTACAACGGAGAGTATCCGTTTCATGGCGCACACCCGGAGCAAGACGCTGGCTGGATAAAAAATCGTGACAACGAGATCACCGCCATCAAGCAAGCCCTTGCAGCACCTGTGCAGCCCGAACACATCTCACCAAAGCAGTTGCTTTCCTTAGCAAAAGAAGCGAATTTAGGGCTTGACAAAGTGATCAAGGTTTTTCAGATGGCACAGCCAGCACCTACTGTGCAGGAGCCTGTTGCGACAAAGCTGAAAACCGAACAGTTCAACTGTTTCCATGTATCAGCAGAAGACTTCAAAAATCTTAAAGCTCTGCCAGTCGGAACCAAGCTCTACACTACCCCGCCCACACAGCCAGCACCTACTGTGCAGGAGCCGAGCGAAATGGACCTACAAAAGTGTTGGGTCGAAAAGTCAGACGGGACTATCGACGGCATTGCTTCCATGCGCTTGGCTATTCGCAAATACAGCACCACACCACCTGCCGCACAGCCAGCACCTGTGCAAGAGCCTGTACTGCAAGACATTGAGCAGTACCGATTGCAGACGGCTGGCATTAGCACCGCAGCGCTTGGTTACTGGAAAGAAGGCGATGGCATTCACCCAGACTACGACACGCCTGCACTGCGTGATGTCGCCAAGTTATATGCCAAATATGATGCGCTTTACACCGCAGCACAGCCAGCACAGCCAGCACCTGTGCATCCGGTGGCACTGCACCGCGACCTTCACAGCCACTTGATGGTGGTGGCGCATCGAGCCGTGGATTTGGCATCAAGCAATGGACAAAAGGCGGTTTCACAAAAAGAAATTGTCCGTGCCATTTGCAAAGCAATTCAAACTGACAAGAATTTGTTGGCGAAACTAACCCCACCCGCAGCACCTGTGCAGCCTGTGCAGGAGCCTGTGGCTGACGCATGGATGCACAAAGATGGTCGATTGACTGATGCAAAAGCAAAGACAGCCAGAGTGGAAAACTTCCACGGCTGGAGGCCTTTGGCGTTTATTGCTTCGGCCACACCACCCGCAGCACCTGTGCAGGATTACAAGAACCGAGCTGCCGCCATTCCAGCACGGGGGAACGCATGACACCAATTCCAACCCTGCACTTACGCTTCGTTGAGCGCCAACAGGTCGTGGAGCAGCACGCCACGTACACCACCACACGCACGGTCAGTATCCTCCAGCAGTTTTGGGAGCACCCGGACGGCAACGAGGTGTGCGGCGATATTTTTAAACCCGCGAACGGAACATGGCGCGATATCCCAAAGGTGAAGGCATGACCAAAGAAGAAGCATTGCAGGCCATCAAACTGCTGTCCGCACTGGAGTCGTGGGCCATGAGCCAAGCAGCAAGACTGCCTGACTACATCCACGAAGACCTCACTCGCTCCATGGAGGTGCTGGAGCGCATCGTTTTGGAGACCCCATGACCCACTGCCACGACTGCAACCGACCGCGCTTTCCAGAGGGTGGCGTCCAGATGACCCCCAAGCGCTGGATTTGCGCCAGGTGCTGGGGCCTGTTTTTGCAAGGCCGACAGCCGGTCAAGGAGACGGCATGAAATACACAGGACCAGCCAAGCCCATCCCAACGTGGCGCAGGCCGATGATTGACTACGTTGAAGCTGTTGTATTTTTGTCTGGAATTGTGATCGTCGGACTTGACGTTTATGTTTGGCGAGCGAACATCGTCTTGTGATTTAAATGCCGGATTTCCCGGCGAATTTAACGGAAGCTGAAAGGAGCGACTAAATGAAAGTCCACAACGTAATGTGGTTTAGCAGCGGCAAAGGCCTGGTGGGCATCGTGCATGCCACGCAGGACGACGGCGAGCAGGGTTATTGGATTTCCCCGGCTGATGGCTTCAACGAGGTGATCGACGCCAACTTGGTGGCCGCGCACGGCGCGCGGTTTCCCGACACGGCTGGCATTGCAATTTTCGGACTCCCACAAACAGAGGAACACCATGGCAACTGAAATCATCGTCACGGCCAGCCAAGAGCAATGGCTGGAGCTGCGCAAGAAGGACGTCACCAGCACCGAGTCTGCGGCGCTGTTTGGCATGAGCCCTTACATCACACACTTCGACCTCTGGCACCGCAAGCGCACAGGCGACGTGCCCGAGTTCAAGACCAACGACCGCATGGCCTGGGGCAACCGCCTGGAGGCCGCGATTGCGCACGGCATCGCCGAGGAGCAGGGCTGGGAAATCCGGCCCATGAAGGAATACTTGCGCGACCCAGATCTGCGCATGGGCAGCTCGTTTGACTTCGTGATCACCAACCTTGGCGAGCCGGTGCATCTGGAGATCAAGAACGTGGATTACCTCGCCTTCCGCGACGGCTGGATCGAGCACGACGACAGCAGCATCGAAGCGCCCGAGCACATCGAAATGCAGGTGCAGCACCAGATGGGCGTCTCCGGTTTCAAACGCGCATTCATCGGCGCGTTCATCGGCGGCAACCGGGGCGTAGTGATTGAGCGCCTGCGCGACGAGGAGGTGATCGCCGCGATCAAAGCCAAGGTGGCCGACTTCTGGCGCACGGTGGACGCGGGCCTTGAGCCGGACCCGGTGATGCCAGGCGACGCCGAGGTGCTCATTCGGCTCAACCAGTACGCCAAGCCAGGCAAGGTGCTGGACGCCAGCAGCGACGATGTGCTGGTCGATCTGATCGAACGCTACAAGGTCGCCGCAGCCGCCGAGAAGAATGCGGGCGAGGACAAGGACGTGGCCAAGGCTGAGATTTTCAAGCACATCGCAGACGCCGAGAAGGTGCTCACCGGGGCCTGGACGGTAAGCGCCGCCATGCAGGCTGAAACGCCGCCAACGCTGATCACCGCCAACATGGTGGGGACCTCTTACGGCGGGCGAAAAGGCTTCAGAAATTTACGAATTAACCCACGTAAGCCCACGAAGTGATGGTACACTGATTGGGAATTCACAACACCGCCACCGGTCGGCTACCGGGTTTTAATCTGGCTGAATTGGCCGGAGATCAGGAGAAAAAATGACCCAAGTAACCGTTGTCGACCAGGTCCGCAACCAGCTGACCGCCATGACGCCGCAGTTTGCGGCAGCCCTTCCAAAGCACGTTGATGCTGCGCGATTTGTGCGCGTGGTGATGACCGCTGTTCAAATGACCCCGGCCCTGCTGGATGCCGACCGCCGCACGCTGTTTGCGTCGGCCATGCGGGCCAGCCAGATGGGCTTGCTGCCCGACGGCCGCGAGGGTGCCATCGTCACCTTCAAGAACCAAGCGCAGTTCATGCCGATGGTCGCTGGCATCATGAAGCTGGTGCGCAACTCGGGCGAGATCAGCACATGGAGCGTCCAGGCGGTCTACGAAAACGACGCCTTCGACTTCTGCCTGGGCGACGAGGAGCACATCACGCACAAACCGGCGCTGGCCAACCGGGGCAAGCTGATTGCGGTGTATTCCATCGTGACCATGAAGGACGGCGAAAAGTCCCGCGAGGTGATGAGCGTTGAGGACGTCAACGCCATCCGCGCCCGCAGCCGCTCGGGCAACTCCGGCCCCTGGCAGACCGACTTTGCCGAGATGGCCAAGAAGACCGTGGTGCGCCGCCACAGCAAGCGCCTGCCGCTGTCCACCGATATCGACGGCATGATCAAAGAGGACGATGAGCTGTTCATGCCCGAGCAGGCCGCGCCAGAGGCCGCACAAACCCCTGAAGCGCCGTCGGCAAGCAAGCGCCCCAGCCGACTGCAAAAGGTCGCCGAACAGGCCCCAGCGCCAGCCGATGAGCAGCACTGGCACGATTCGCCGAGCGATAAAGACGGTGTGATTGATATGCCAACCACCAATACGGCTGGCCAGCAATCGGCAAACCAGACCGAAGAGCACGACAGCCCCATTTGATTTTTGGGCCGAAAGCGGATGCTGTGGAAGCCAGAAAGATCATCCCGCAAGGATGCCGCCACAGACGCAGCGAGTAGGCCCACCCCATTTTTAACCCCAGGAGCCCCACATGGAATACCGTATTTACCTCATCAAAGAGCTTGGCAACGACGGCACGCAAGACGACAAGATTCGTCTTGTGCGCGCTGGCAGCAAGGCCCAAGTCCTGCGCCACTTGGTCAAGGACCGCTTTTCGATTGAGAACCCCAGCACTGCTGACGTCGGCGATTTCGTCGAGGCCGGTGTGCCCATCGAGCGCGTTGCCAACAACGACAACGCTGACGCCATCTAAACCAGGAGCCCACCATGAGCGACAACAAACCATCCCCCATCAGCGTTGCAGCCGCAACCGACGTGTCCGAGTTCTTCACCGACCTGGACGGCGGCATCTTTGAGCGCAAGCTCTCGATTGCCCTGTCCCAGGTGGCCGCTGCCTGCACCGACCACGACAAGGTTGGCGAGGTCAACATCAAACTGTCCTTTTCCCAGATTCCTGGTACCGGCCAGGTGCGCTGCGAGCACACGCTCAAGTTTGTCAAACCAACGCTGGACGGCAAGTCTGGTGAAGAAGAAAAACGCGCCACCGTCCTGCACGTTGGCAAGTACGGCGCTCTCTCGCTCGCTCAGCCATCGCTGATGGGCAAGCAGGGCGAGCTGGTTTAAGCGTCTGTTTTAAGGAGCACCACATGATCGACAAAGACGCCATCGAGGCCCTGCAACAGTCAGAGGCCATCACCGCCGCAAACGGCAATATCAGCTCATCTTTTGTGACCGCGCTGCCAGAAAACTTCCGGCTGCACGACCTGGAAAAACACCAGACATTTCGCCGCCGCGCCATCGGCGTGATGAAGACAAACGCGCTTTTTGACTTTGCCGCCTACGTGGATTTGCATGCAGAGACTGGTGCCACGGTTTTTGTCAACGCAGCCGCTATGTCGGCCACTGCGGTCCTGAACCTCGGCATACCCGACGAGCCGGGCCAAGCCGACAACCTGGCTGTGCTTGATGCCCGCCGCACGGCCGCATTCCAGGCCATGCTTACGGTGTCTGGTGGCCAGGCACACAGCCAGCAAACCATCGCCGAGTTCTTGGAGGACTGGCCCAGCATGGTGTCCTGCTTTAACGACGAGGGCAACATCTCGCCCCCTAAGGCAATTGCCGCCGTTCGCAAGGTCACCATTGAGGCCATGCGCAAGATGGAGAACACCGAGAAGCAGCATGCAGCCAGCCGCAGCGCATTTGAAAGCGTCCAGGCCACCAGCACTGAGCCGCTGCCGACCTTGATTTACTTCGAAACCGTGCCTTACCACGGCCTGGCATCGCGCTTGTTTGTGCTGCGCCTTGGCATTCGCACCGGCAACGAAAAACCAACCATCACTCTGCGTGTCCAGAATCTGGAGCAACACGAAGAGGAAATGGCAAACGAGCTGGCCGATTTGGTCCGCTCAACCGTTAAAACCACCCCCGTGCTTTTGGGCACATACCAACCTAAGTGAGAAAACCATGCAAATCTTGAAATTTGAATTGACCCCTGACGAGTACAACTTCATCCGCTCCGTGTTGGGCGACCTGCCAACTAAGTCGAACGCTTGGGTGTTCCTGAACAACTTGGAAAAGCAAGCCACGGCCCAAGTGCAGGCCGCGCAAGCAGCCGCTCAAGTGCAAGCCGCGCCGGATCAGCCAGCCGCCGCACCTGCCACAGAAGCCGTTTGATAACCCCGGGCCACCTTTGGGTGGCCCCACCTGGAGAGCCACATGGAGAAGTTTGAAAACCAGCTGCTCACGCCGCAGCAAGTGTCTGATCTGCTGCAGATCACGGTGGGCACGCTGGAAAACTGGCGGCTCAAAAACCACGGCCCCAAGTTTTTAAAGTTGGGTGGCCAGTCGAAAAGCCCGGTCCGGTACCGGCTGCAAGACGTCGAGGATTGGATGTTCGAGGACGCCAAGACACCCAAAGAGACTGTGAAATGAACCAGTCCCGCACCGCATCGCTGATTGAGTCCGTGTTCAACGTGGTGATTGGCTACGGTGTGGCGCTGGCCAGCCAGCTTGCAATCTTCCCGATGTTTGGCATTCACCTGCCGCTGTCGGATAACCTGGCCATTGGGGCTTGGTTCACCATCATCAGCCTGGTGCGCAGCTATGCGATCAGGCGCTGGTTCAACGCACGGCTGCACAGAGCCGCACAGAAACTTGCAGGCATGAAATGAAAAAACGCAAACCCTCCAAGCCCATCCACATCTACCACTACAACCTGATGGATGTTTTAATGGCCAGCCCGACGCAGCCGCTGCAAGAGCACCTGCGCAGGCACCAGCTCACGCGCATGCACCAAGGCCTTGAGGCCATGGAGAAGGCCCCAGCGCCCACCACGGACGACTGGCGCGTGGTCAGCGACGCGGTCAACATCATGGAGACGCTGGTCAACAACAGCCCGTGGCTTGATTGCGACGGCGACCCCGTTGAAATCACCGATGCCTCTGGCCTTCTTCCCGACGCGGTGACAGCCATGGCCATGGCTGGCAAGCGACACAGGGCGGGCGGCAACATCCGGTTGGATGGCTCAGGCATCCAGGCCGTGCGCAGCGTGCTGGCCGATTACGGCGACCTGCTCGAAGCCTTGCCAGCCAGGACCATGATCAAAGCGCACCGGGAAACCGAGCGGCGCATCCATGAAATACTGGTTGGGAAAAAACAGCCGCACGACGTTGAGGTGATGGACCTATGACACCCGAAGAGCAAAACCTGGACATGCTGGTCGCCGAGCTTGACCGCGAGAACCGTTTGTTGAGGGCGCGCAATGAGCGGCTGGAAAAAACGATTTCTGGCGTGGTGACGCGCCTTGAGGACGCAATAAAAGGAAACAGCATGCCGCCAGGGACTGTGCTGGAATTTATTGTGAGCCATTCTCATTGAGCCCCTGGACTTACATCCGCGCCATTTTGGGGCCTGGCCTGCACTGGACGCGCTCGGCCCAGGAGCTTCAAGACGCAATCAAACGCGCCGAGCTGGACGGCCAGGCGGCAGCCGCTGAGCACCTGCGCATCATTTTGGACACCCGCAACAAGGTCGCGTTCGACCAATAAAAAACCCCGCCTGGTTAGGGCGGGGTAAGGCTTCGAGTGCTCAACAACTGCTCATTTGAGATCGTCCATCAGATCAAGCTCAATCTGAGGCAAGGTTGCTGCAGGTGCAGCCTCAATGTCCGCGTCAATGTTTGTCCGGGTCTGCTCAGCCTGCTCCACCATCGGGGCCGGGAATATTGATGTGGCACCGCCCATCACCGCCCCGCGCTCTGTGGCTGTTGAGCGCACGGCCTTGGGTGCCAAGCCCTTCTCGTACTGCTCCAAGAACTTCACCACTGCAGCAACCTCGCTGGGGTTCTTGGCCATCAGCATGTCGGAGAGCTTGTCGGCCACCTGGGGGCTGAGCGTCGAGCTGCGTGCCACCCGGGCTGCCATGCTGGTCAAAGACGGCCAGAAGCCGCCAGTGACCGCGTTGGCCACGGCCTCGCCAACGCCTGGGCCTTCGTCCAAAGCCTCACGCATGGCACCGCGTTTTGCCGTTTGCGAGCCGCCCAAAATCTTGTTGGCTTGCTGAAACAACTGCGCCTCGCGCTCCAGGGCTGTCTGGAACAAACGGAAGTGGGCCGGATCGTCAAACAGCGGCTGCAACTTGGAGACGGTTTCAGGCGAGTTGATGATGCGGCTTGCAGCGTTGAAGTTTGTCGATGGGTCCATGACCTTGCCGTAAAGACTCCGCGCAACGCCTGTGCGAAAGGCCTCCTTCTCGGCCTTGCCCATGCCTGCCACCATCTTGACCACTTGCTCGCTGTCGAGCTTGCCAAAGTCAGACAGGCCCGCTCGCATGGCGTCGATCACCTCCATGTCGCCAGCGTACTCCTGTCGGGCGGCACGGTAGGCGGGGACGTTCTCGTCGATGGCGTTCACAAATTCCTTGCGCAAGCCGCGCAGGGCGCTTGCCTCTGCTGTGGACATGCCTTGGCCACGGAACCCGGACTCAATGCTGGCGTCAATTCCGCGCTTGATGTAGTCCAGCGTCCGCACGTCGGGCAGCTTGGTCAGCTCCAGGATTTCCGCGCCGCTTTCAGTGAACTTGCCGGTGGGCTTGTAAATCTCGGGCAGCGCAAATCGGCTGGGGTCCTCGCCGCGCAGCTTGGCAGCCTGAGCCTCTGTGTCGGCAATGCTGCGGGCCTTGGCAAAAAACGACTGGAACTGCGGGTTCTTCAGCGCCTCAACGATGCGCGGGTCATCCACATCGCCCCATGCATAAGCCTCGTCGTACATGGTCCCGGCCTTGCTGCGCAGGTCCTGCACCAGCTTGGCCTCGTCGGTGTAGTAATCGCCAGGCTGCAGGCCTTTGGCCACCTGTTGGTACGTGCGCTCGCGTGACCCGGCCTTTTGCTGGCTGAGTGTTTTTTCCACCTTGCGCGTGCCCTTGCCGGTGCGTTGCGCAACAGCCTCGGCCAAATCGGCGAGGGCATAGTCCACGTTGGCCACGGTGCTGGGCACGCCCATGGCGCGATCACGGACCATCATCTGCTCGATCTGCTGGGGCGTCAGGTTTGACTCCTTCATGGCCCCGGAAAGCTTCTCACCTGCCCGAGAGGCAATCACCGCCTCGCTGGGGGCCAAGCGGTCGCGCAGCCAAGAGCCAGCGCCCGATGCGCCGCGCATCGCCACAGGGATGCCAGCGCCCAACACCCCGCCAATTGTGCCGCCCGTAACAGCCCCGCTTGCACGGTCACCCTCGGTTGCCGAGCCAGCGCCCGACACAGCGCCTGTGGCCGCGCCAAGGCCTGCCAAACGGGCAAGAGCCCCACCCGTTGAACGAGCGGCCTGCGCGGCCCCTGCTGCCTGCGCACCAGGCATCAACATCATGCCCACAGCCGGGGCCATGCCGCCGCCAAATTCCAAGGCGGTGGATGTGACCGGGTTTTGCTGCGCGTATTGCGCATACTCTTGGCGGATTTTTTTCAAGCCGGGCTCGTAGCTTTCGCCACCAAGCTTGGAGCGCAACCAAGCCTCGGCCTCATCGCCCCAGCCCATACCCAGGCCTTGGCCCAGAAACGCCCGTGCAGCGCCAGTCATGCGGTCGGCCATTATTCGCTCTCCCCAGGCATGGTTGTTGTTCGGTATGCGCCCTGGTTGATCTCGTTGAGGCGCTTCTTGTTGCGCGAGTAAACGGACTTCAACGCTTGGGCCGCATTGCTCATGATCTTTCCGCGCTCCTCAACGCTCTTGGCAGCCAAGCCCTGTGTTGCCAACAGGGCCTGACGCTCGTCGTTGGAAATGGCACCCGGGAATGTGGCCTTGAGTTGTGATAAGGCCGCTTTCTCCAGCATGTTTTCCATTTCGCGCGTGTTGACCACCTTGGGGTCTTTGCTTCCAGCAGCTTCAAGGACCTTGCGCTGAGCGGTGTCAATCAGTGAGGCGTCAAATGTTTTCGGATTCAGCTCAAGGGCTCTTTTCAGGTTGGAATAGGCCGACTCGGTTTGCGCAACCAAGTCCTCCGTCTCGGTCTTGAGCTTCATTTCTGGTGCGCTGAGTTTGGTGGCCTGCTCTTTCTGAAGTTCGAATTTTTGCTGAGCCAGTCCTTGATTTGCTTGCGCCAGACCCAGATTTGCTTGCTGTGTGCTGATGCCCGACAAAGCTGCCTGGATCTGCATCATCTGCTTTTCGACACCCAACTCGGCAATCTGGCTCACGCGCTTTTGATACTCGGGCGTGCCGGGCTTCAAGCCCTCGTCCAGCGCCTGCTTGCCTGCGCTCGACTGAGGCTGTCCGGACTTCACGTAGTCATCAAGCAGCTTGGATGCAATAGCGCGCTTGTCCTTCATTTCTTCGCCCGCGAGTGTGCGCAACGTGGACAGGTCTTCTTTGGCCCCGGCCATGCGCATCTTCTGGCCCTCCAGCCCAAGTTGCAACCTGCTGGCCGCGCTGGCCTTTTTCGCCTCGCGCTCTTCTTTTTGCTGCTGAGCCATGACGTTGCCCGCCGCGCCCAAGTTTTCAAAGAAGTTGCCCGTTTTGCCTGGCGTGCCAAATGCAGCGGCCAAGCGGAAATACATCTCGGCCTTCGATGGGGCGCTTTCCGTTTGCCCGTCAACGGCGCTTTGTAGCATTTTTTGGAATGCCGCTGTTTCAGTTGATGCCGCTTTACGCGCCTCGGCCAGCTCTGCCTGATATGGGCTCTCGGCGCTGCCTTGGTATTTCTGGAGCAAGGACAGCAACTGCTGCGAGCGGTCTTCGACAGCCGGAGCCACAGGCATGGCCGCAGCCATCGGAGCCCGATCTGGCACCGGTGTTGCCTGAACGCCAGTCGGGTACATCTTGGAGCCGGGGTAGCTCAGCAGCCCGTAGCTGCCAGCCATGTCTTGCAAAGAGGCCATGTGCGGTGCTCCTGAAATTTACTGAGTGAGTTTGTAAAGGCCTGCCGCAGCGGACCCGGCTGCCGCCAACTGCGACAGCGGCGACAGGCCCGTGTTTGCCGTGCCAGTCTGTGTGGTGGATTGTGGCGTGATCGGGGCCATGCCGCGAATTTGCGTGGACAGCCAGTCCAGCGTCTGACGCGGGTAGGCTTGCTGCTCGGCAAAGCTTTGTCGCGCCGAGTCAATTTCTCGCTGCTGCTGGCTTTGGTACGCTGAGCCGGACGCTTCGAGCGCAGCGCGGTCTTGAGCGTTGAGCGACTGCGATGCCTGCGTGAGCGCGCCAAGCTGCTGTTGGGCCGAGAGCTGCCGGTTGATGTCCGTCGATGCAAGCTGACCCGACATTTGTCCAAGGGCTGCCAACTGTTGCGCCTGCTGTGCAGTGAGTGAGCCCGTCTGCTGGGCGGCTGTAAGGTAGGCCTGCTGTTGCTGCTGCCCCAAGTTCCCGGCTGTCGATGCAAGCTGGCCCAAGCGCGTGGCTTCATTTTGCGCCGCACCAAGGGCTTGGCCGTACCCTTGCTGCAGGGCTGTTGATTGCTGGCCAAGGATGGAATCCTGCGTGTCGCGCAAAGCCCGCGAGCCAAACTCGCCCATGCGCGTGCCGCCAAACTGACCGGCCTTGATGAAGGAGTCCGACACACTGGGCAGCAGGTTTTCACTCAGGTTCCGAGCGCCAAGTTTGGCAATCTGATCCGTCACGTTTTGCGTGTACGGGTTCATGAAGTCTTGGATGTACGGTACCGAAGAGCGGCCAGCCTGCTGCAGGAATGGTGCCGCCGCCTGCAACCCGCCAGCATCTAGCCCTTTTTGCAGATAACCCTGCGCAGCCCCCAGCGGGTTGGCTTGGGCTGCCTGCTGAATGTAGGGCGACGCCGCCTGCGACGCGCCCATGCCGGAGGTCAGCGCCCCGGTCTGCGTCATGGCCTGGTTCATCGAAGGAATCCAAGAGCCAACGTCCTCGGCGGTCTTTTTGTAGGCCTGCTCTTGATAGGGCGTGAGGCCAGCCACGCGATTTCCAGAATAGCCCTCGTAGGGCATGTTTGCCACGTTTGCAGCAGACTGAATTTGGCTGAAAATCGCGTCCTGCATCCATTTCGGAGTTTCAGTCGACGACGTCGTGTAAGACGTTGCAGGGGTTCCTGTAAAAAGGCTCATTTCATGTACTCCTTGATGTACGACAGTGGGGACTTGGCGTTGGGGCTGAACTTGCCTTTGGCCAGCGCCTTGCCCTTGTGCGATCTGATTTGCTCGCGCATTTTGTCAAAGCGTTTTGCGCCTTCTTTTGTCGATCCGTCGCCAATCAGAGCAACGGTCTCCGCGTCCATGACATATTCTCCGTCAGAAAGCTTGGCGTCGATAGTGTCGTCGCGCCCAGAGCCGCCGCCTTGGGCAAGGTATGCCATCTGACTCAAAGCCCCTTGACGGCCCGGCATGGCCCCGCCGCGAGCCTTCTTGACGGGCTCTTCCCCAGGCTTGAGGTAGTCGTCCATCTTGTTCCAGTTGTAGGCCACATACGAGCCCAGCGGCTGCCCGGCTGCCGAGGCGTCGGCCGTGATTTTGCTCCAGTCCCACAACTGCAGCGGCTTGTTGAAATAGGCCTGCTGCTCTGGGGAAAGCGAATTTTTCACCTGTTCGGGCGTTTTTGCCGCGCTCAGCATGCTGGTCAATGGCAATGCCGCAGCGGCTGCCTTGCCCCAATTTAGGCCGCTTTGGGCTTGGGCCGGTGCTGGGGCTGCCGCAGGAGGCGTGATGCCTGTGCTTATGTCTTGGCCACCGTAGCCCAAAGGGGCCACGGGAGCACCGCTTGTGAGGTCGTAGTTTCCTTTAAAGTCCGTTGGGCCTCGGAAGCCCACTTGGCCGGTCATGAAGTCCGTGGTCTGCAAACCGGCGTCCGGGATTGGCTGCATGGTCATTTCGGGCGCTGTCAGGCCCGTCTCGCCGCCACCAAAGCGTGCCCCTGTGCCGCTTGTCGCGGCCTCCGATGGCTTGATCCTGTTGCCGATGTTCGTTGTCAGGCCCGCCAACACAGCCCCGGTCAGTGAGGCCTTGGGGTCGTAGCCCGAGGCCATCATGCTGCCAAACTGCTGGCCGCCCGCCTTAAACGCATCGCCGCCAATCTGGCCCATTTGCCCGCCGACCATCTGGCCGACAGCGCCCTGCATGGCACCCTTGGCAAATCCCTGCCCCGTGGCCGCGCCCGTCACACCACCGACCAGTCCGCTGCCCAGCACGGCCTGCCCAGCTTCGCCCAAGCCCAAGCCAAGCGCCGAGTTGGCTGCGCCCCCCACGGCGCTGCCAAGGCCGCTGCCCATACCTCCCATGACCGCGCCCTGCAAAATGTTGCCGCCGCTCAGGCCAGAGCTGACGCCGCCAATCACAGCGCCGCCCAGCATGGCTGCCGCCGTACCGCTTGCGCCCAAAGCTGTGCCAATTGCAGTACCCAAGCCGGGCGCAACAAATGACAGCACGATCGGCAAGATCGGTGCAATTGATTTGAAGGCCTTTTTCAAGCTGCTGCCAAGGCCATATTCGGGCAGCCCCGTGCTTGGGTTGATCGAGCCAGAGCCCCCGTGGGCGCGCAGCAGGCGGTCCTCAAACGGGGTGATGTGCGCCAGGCGTGAATCGCCCCGACGGCCCGCATTGGCGATGGCATTCAAGCCGCCCCTGGCGAACGCTCGGGGCGCTTGCTGTGGGGTGGCCATGCGCTGCTTGACGATCTTGAGCGCCAGCAAAGCCGTGGCCAGAAAGGCCGGGTCAAACTGCTCTGGGATGTCCTCGGGGTCCATGACGCCGCTGGCAATTGCAGAGCCGCGCATGTCCGCATAGGCCTCGGGATTTTGCAGCGTGAACTCAAAGGCGTTGATCAGCTTGTCAATCGCCTGCAGATTCACATCCGGGTCAGCGGAAAGCTCAGCGGCGATCTCATCGACCGCCGACTGAAGTTCCGGATTTGACTGCATTTGTTGCATCAAGTCATCATTCATGTCAGTGCTCCAACAAGCCTCTCGGCCCATTCTTTCCAGTCTGTGAATTGGTAAGGAATCGGAAGATTCCGGCCAATCGTGGTGTTGTTCAAAAACTGCATGCCCCAATCTTGCCAAAGATCGGGGTTGTCAAGTTTGCCAATTGCGCCATACGGGTCCATGTCAAGCGCCACCTGCGACGCCCAATCGATCAGGTCCATATTGGTCGGCATAGTGAGCATCATCCCAGCACCGTCCTGTCGCCGGGTTCCAAGTGACCAATGATCTGGCCCATCTGGTAGTCGCCATAAAGCGCGTTGGACTCAAATCGCACACGCAACTCGCGACGCTGTTCCTTGAGCATCACGATCTGCTCAAACGGCTGCGTGGCTTGATCTGGGAAGGTGAATGTGGACCCGACAACCTCGGGCGCTCGGGCGTTGGCCCTGCCCGTGACCTGCACCGTCATTGGGCCTTTTTGCACAAAATCAGGCTCGATGGTCGAGATTCGGAGATAGCCGTCTTGGCCCTGGACAATTGACGACAAATCGGCAGTCTCGAAATAAGACTGGATTGGGGTTGCCAGCGTGCCGTCGATTTGGTCCACGCCCTGCTCATGCACCCAAGTGCGGAAGGTGCTAGGCGACGGGATGGCCTCCACCAAAATAGGCGACATGAAGGCGTTGTTGTAGCCCCCAGCAGATCGGCCAGAAGCGGGCAGGGCCGTGTCGTACCACGTGTTTTCTCGCACGTTGTAGATCACGGCGTGCGTGCATTCGGTGGCGTTGCCCTTGGGGTAGCACCACCAGATTTCACCAAAGCGTGGCACCTTGAAAGCAAAAACCTTGCTGTGCTCCCGCGAGTTGAGCCCATCCAAGAAATAGTTGATGTTCATCTGGTTTGGCACGTCGCGCACCACGCCGTTAAACATCATGAACCGATCAACACCGGCCCAATAAAAAACGCCGTCGTAATCGACCACAGAGTCTGCCGACATGATCGATGTGTCGGTGGCGATCACATCGAATTGAAAAACGGTCGGGCCACCGGTAAACGTGGCCCGAATCACTGCATCGTAAGCCCAAAAGATGCCTGCAGGCGCAGAGCCTGAGCCAGCTCGAAGGGGCATGCCCTTGATGATCTTTTGACCCCACACACGGGCAATTCCGGACCCGGCTCCCGTCAGATCGGTGGGCTCACCGGCAATAGACCAGCCAATGATGCCTGCGGTGCCGTAATAAAACAGGTAAGGGTGCAGCGCCACAATGCCGCCCGTGGCGTTAGCCCCTGCAGGCAGCGTGACCTCTGTCAAAGCAGCGGTCCCCAAAATATCCCCGTGGAAAATCTGACCGCCTTCATCGTTGCACAGGCATGCCCCATTGGGGGCCACGTGCGCCAGCAATGCGTTGTAAGTGGTCGAGCTGTCGTAGACCGACTGAAACATCCATCGATTCTGATCGGAGGCCACCAAAGTGGATGGGGTCCGGCTTGAAATCACGCTCGAATTTTTGTTGGCGTCGATGGTGAATCGCTCCAACGTGCTGGCCCCGCCGCTGTGGCAATACTGAAGCAGCTGCTGCGTGAAGCTGTTGAAGCCGCGTGAAATTTGCGTGAGGTATTTTGAAATCGAACGGTAGCCGCCAATTTTGCGAGGCAGGCCACGTTGGAACCGAACCCACTGACCGTCAACGTAGAAGTCGCCGTCAAACTTGGTGCCGTCGCGTTTGATGCCAGGCTGCGATCTGAGGACTTGCGTTGGCATCAGAATGCCCCGCCAACAACAACGCCAGCGGGCGCAATGCCCAGCGCGGCATAAGCAGCGGCTTGGCTGGCTGCTGTAAACAAGGCATCGCCCGTGGACGTGGCCCCCAAGTTGATCCGGGCTGAGCCTGCGGTTGTTGCGCCCGTGCCGCCGTTGCCAATTGAGATCGGAGCAGACAGGCCCGCCGTGTCGGCGTTGACCACGTTGGTGCCGTTGCAATACAAGATGGCGCGTGTCCCGGCTGCCACAGAGACACCAGCGCCAGCCGATGTTTTGACCGTGAAGCTGAACGCTCCGGTTGTCTCGTTGTTGACCCAATACTGCTGCACCGTGGTGGGCACAATGATTGTGCGGTTGCCCGTCAAAGCGCCAGTGAAACCGTAGGCGATGCGGTTCAGCTCGGTACCCGTCAGCGTGTAATTGCCTGTGCCCGAGACATCAATCGAGGTGTAATCAAATGCAAAGGTTGCAGACCGGCCAAAGCCAATGGTGTAGAACGCCAGACCGTCGGTGGCGATGATGGCTGACTCGCCAGGCTGAAACGACAGCGTGGCCGAGCCATCAATCAAAATTGTTCCGGTGGGGTCAGCCACCACAGCGCCTGACCCGGAATTTCGCAGGTAGCAAAACCAATTGTTACCAACATCCGTGGCCGTTGGCAATGTCAGCGTACCTGCAGCGCCGTTCCACACAAACATCCGGGCTCTGTCGTTGATGCCCGCCGTGTAGCTGCTGTTGAAAGTGGTGATTGGCACCGACTGCGAAAGCAGCGTGCCCACGGCCACAATGCCGGTACCGGCCAAAGCCGATGCGTTGGCCTGGGAGATCGATGCGCCGTACTGCAGCACATTCCAGATGCCAGCGACCGTGCTGTTGTCGGTCAGGTAAACCTGCCACAACGTGCCCGAGGGGATGCTCGCAACCTGCACGCCATCAGCGCGCCTGACCGTGAATGTTTGAGCACCCTTGTTGTTAAACAGGATGGTCTGGCCGGGGCCTGTTTTGTTGGCCGCAGGCAGCGTCACCGACAGACCAGAGGACGCCGGGGTGACGTCCATGATCTTGGTGGCCAGATTTGTGCTGGTACTTGTTTCTTCTGGCCAACTCAGCGTGGTGTTGACGGCCAGGGCCAGGGCGCTGTAATCGACCTCGCTGGGGTAGATGTTGGCACCGCCAAAAACATCGGTGTATGTGGTCATGCTTCACTCCGTTGGGCGCTGCGGTCCATGATCCGTTTCATGTCCTCGCCGCTGATAGCCTGAGCGGCCCTGTCGTACATCTGCTGCCAAGTGCCGATGCGCTCGTCCTTTTTGAGGAACGGTGTCGCCTCAAGAAGCGTCGCGTACAGCAAAAGATCGGGCGCATATTCGGTGACCCAATTGGTCTGAAAATCGTCGCCAAGAAAACGTGGCTGCTCATAGTACATGACCTCCAGCGTCTGCGCAGCAACAGGCGTTGGGGTGATCAGCCAGTGGTTGTAGTCGTAGTCGGCATAAAACTGCGGCACAGCCGTCACGGCCTCATTGGGCCAGTAGCTGCGGCAATACTCATACGACCGGGCAAAAATGGGCTGCCCGTCAAGCGTCATGCTGATGGTGTCGCGCCAGCGGTCGGGCTTGCGGTAGGTGGCAACGCCAATTTGCAGGGGCGTCTGAACCGCCCGGATGAAGCCTTGAATCTTCAACTCTCGGGAAATGCGCCGCTCGCCAAGCGTGATCAGACGAGGCAGTTGCTCGTAGACGATTTGATCGCTCTCGGCTGTGAAGCCTCGCTCAAGGTAACGTCGAACGTCCTCAAGCAGGCTGTTGTAAGTCATCGTGTAGCTCATAAACTCTCCGTTGGTATGAGCCGCTGATGCAGCGAGCGCCTGGTGGTTGGATTATCGCTGCAATTCATGGTCATCGGCAAGGCGGCAAACCGTCGGGTTACTTGGCGGCCACGCCTTTGGTCTTTTCGATGCTGCGCATGCCTGCGATGCCCAGAATGCCGGTCAGGATGACCCACAGCTGTTCAGCATCCACAGCTGGGGGTGGCTGCAGGTCGGTGGGCACAAGGCCTGCGCCCTGCCCCCACGCCCAGCCCCACTGCAGCAGCGGGTAGGCAAGGAACTGATAGACCATGGCCGCCACGCCGACCCAGCCGATGGCGGGCCGCCAGCCTGCCACGAAGATGCTTGAGCTTGCCGCCTCAACCTTGTTGACCTCGATCTGTGCCAGGTCGCCCGCTTGGGCCACTTTGGCGGTTTCGATGTCGAGCTTGCGGTCTTCGAGGGCCATTTGCAGGCGCTCTTTGTCGGTGGTGATCAGGTCGTCGGCAACTTTGCCAACCGCTTCAATAATTGATCCAACGCCAAGTAAGTTCATTTCAGTCCCTTCAGTGTGCGGTTCAACCAGCCCTTTAAGAACTTAACCTGAACTGGGTTCTTGTTGCAAATCTCAACGTACCGGGCGATCTTGGCTAAGGCGTACTGCTCCTTGAACCGTTGACCATCGGGTATCAGGTTTAAGCGCTCTACCGTCTTGGCACCGATACCGCCGTCAGGGGTTGCACCGACCACAAGCTGCGCCAGCTTCACGGCCATGCCCATGCCAGCGTTTACACCAAAGTTGAAGATGGTGTTGGCTACGTCTTGATTGTTGATCTCGTTGCCGCGCATCTTGTCCCAAAACTCCGCACGATAGAACTCACGCACCATAGGCGTCAAAGCCCCGCCAAGCTCTTTCTTGTCCACCAGCGCCCATCCGGGCCACTGCGGGTTTTTGTTCCGAGCAATGCCAGCGTAGGTCATGCCCCCGGTGTCGCCGGGAACATCGTGGAGGACGTAGCCGCCCTCGTCGATCATCATGAGCTCAAAAGCAGGTTCAAACTGTGCCATTATTTCTTCCCTAGTTTTTCACGCTCTTCGAGGAGCCTGACTTTGACTTGCAACTCGTTGATATGTGACATCAACTGCTCTTTCGCCATGGCGCGGCGCTCGGCAGAGATTGGGCTGTCCGTGGGCACGCCTTCCTTGGTGATCAGCGCAGGCATCTGACCTTCAATCTTGGTCAGCCGCTCAGAAAAAGAATTGACCTGCCCCAGCAGCCATGCCAATGACATAACCACAATGGGGATGACCGCTTTAAGTGCATCACTCCAGTTCATAAAACCACCTCAATAAAAACACGGACGCACCAGACCACAAGCCCAACAAGAAGGGCCGCTGCAATGAATCTACGGCCCAGTCTTTCATG